GTTGTAAGTAAATCAGCATCAATCAGCCTCATAAAAATTCTCCTTCCTCGGCATCTCTTTCAGCCAGCGTCTGACGGCAAAGAACCGAATGCGTGACGGCTGATTCTTCGCCCACCGCTCAATAGCGGCGGCGTAAGCAATTCTAGCATTAAGGCGCTGGCGGTGTTCTTGCCTTTCACTCATTTCCAATACCTCCATTTTTCGTAAGATATTTAATTTCTTCTTGCACCAGCGTTCGGTTGCTCATGATAATATGTGATTTTGTAACCCTGTTGGGGCAAGCCACGCACTCGCACTTGTAGGGGTTGCTGCTCCAATTATCCCGGAAAGGGCAACTGGAGTTGAAACAGTCTGTCACTCTCCATCGCCTCCCTTCGGTGGCGCAGGCATTGGCCTCCAGCGCGTAATTTCTCCCGGCTCTCGCTTAAAGTTCCCTGCTACCCACGTTCCATCATCGGATATGTAGCCTTCTCGCACTATCGGGAATGGCTCTTCACCGGGCATTTCAACCAGAACGGATGCGAAGGCATCAGGTAATTTCTCACTGCGCGGAATCCATCGCTCCGTTTTTACTTCCTCCGGCGAAAGCCCCGTATCCTCATATTGTGCAAGGCGAGTATAGAGTTTCTGCACGATGCAGCCATTTCGGCACCCACCCGGCTTATTGCTGGGGCGTATGCAATAGTTATCCTGCCCGCAGCATTCCCACGGATCAAGATTTTGCCAGTGTTCAACCGTCAATCGTTTCATCGTTTTCCTCCTTCGGCAATTCTGGAAGCGGCTGCCAGTGGGTGATTTCAACATCGTCATCCACCTGATCCGTTTCGTTCGCGCCGCACTCTACAAGCAAATCTTCGCAAACACACGACCACCAATACCAAGCCCCCCTGTAATAGACAGCAGTCGCTTTTTGCGGAACGTCCTTCATGTACCGGTAGTACGGCATCGGGTTGTGATTTACCCACACCACATTTACAGGTTCAAGTTCTTCCGGCGGCCTCTCACTGCACGAAATCCACCTAGTCCGCTCCAACGCCTCCATTCCCATCCGACAAGCCTCATTCACGGGGTCTATACTTTCGTAATGCTCCCGGTGTTCCGGGTCAAGGATTTCAATTGCTCGGTCAATCGTCATTTGTTTCGTCCTCCAAATCCATTTTGCATCCACACCCCGGGCAGTAGTTGTACCCCAGCAGCTGCACATCCTCGTCAACCTCAAAGCACCATTCTCCGCCGCAGGCAGAGCATTGGATTGTTACAAGGCTGCTCCAATCATCGTCGGTTCGCAACCATTCCCCATGCCGCACCGGCTCCACATCGGCGGCGGGGACAATATCGAAAACAGATGCAACTGCCTTTAACAGCTCCTGCCTCTTATACACCAAGTTGATTTGCCTTGCACCATCAGCAGCAGCCATAGCAAGATTCCATTCGCCGTATGCGTGTTCCGCTGCCTTTATTGCCGCCTCACGGCTGATGTAATCACTCATTTCAATTCCTCCACATAGCACCAACTCTGGGGCGCACGATTCAAACGGCGTTCTTCGCTTGTCAGGCAACCAGCGTATTCACCGGTATTTTCCCAAAGCTGGCATTTATCGCAATCCTGAGTACCGCAACATTTCCGGAACTGGGGCAGTTCCTTCGGCGTATCGTATATTTTCAGGTCGGAGATATGCCAGCCGTACATTGCCTCCCTTCCGAACGCATAATACCGAAATTCTTTCTCTGTTAGACATGCAGATTTCAAATCCTCGTCGTCAATCTCCCACCAACTATCACCGCAGTTGTAATCCATTCCGATTTCCGGGTGCGGGCAGTAATCGTAGTTGTACGTTGCTATGTTGTCACATGCGAACTCACCGACAACTATTTTCCCACCGCTCACATTGCATACCATCCCGCCATTAACTTTAACTTTGTAACTCAGGTTTCCGGCAGTGCAATAAATGTAAACCTTGAAAGGCGCTTCCAGTTTCGGACGGGTCTTTCTGACTTCCAGCGTCTTTTCCCCGCTCAGGATTTTCTCCACCCACTCCGGGCGGATGCTGATAAGTACCGATTTAGCCATTGTCAGCCCTCCGGTTCCAAGCCTCAATTGCCGCGGCTTTGTTCTTACAGCAGCCACTTGAAGCCCCGCATCCTCCAGCAATGGAGTCACAAACAACCTGAAACTGGCTGTTATATAAGTCGTAGTTTTCATCGTATTTGTCCATAAGCTCAATTTCCGCAACACTTCCAACAAAAATCTTTGTTCCCCCACAAAACGGGCATGGCTTCAATTTGGTTTCTTCCATCGTTATCTCCTTCCCGCCCGGGTTGCCCCGGGCTTATCGCTTGTTTTCATTCTCCCAAAAATCTCCACTCCAAAGCTATCCATGCAAATTCATAGGGCAAAGACCCTTTCCGGAACTCTTGCGCAATCCTGTTTGCATTGTTCCGCTTAACGCCTTTCGACATGAGCAGCTTTACAAAACGTTTTCGTGTCATTGGTCTCTCCTAACAGTGTCGATTTCGAGGCGGTTAAACCATTTCCGTGACCTCACGAAAATGGTCTATCCCCACTGTTCCGCCATAGCTTTTGCAATACCGGGGAAGGTCTTTGCACGGGTTTTGCTGTCCCGGTTTGATTTCAGGGTGTACTCGGGGTTTACCCTGCCCGTACTGTGCTCCCTCCCGGAGGCGCTGCCGACCCATAGACCCTCGGGTTTCACGATGTTTGTCGGAATCAGCGGTGGGACGTTTCGCAGCCAGAGGCACGTCCGCTTTTTCCACGGGTCGCCGAACATATACGGCTCAATGATCTGGTCGTACTCGGGCAAGTTGAACCACCGGAGCGGACACGGATTTTCCACAACGATTCTTTCAACCCCGGAAGACAGCAGTTGCAAGAAGAAGCGCCGCGCTTCCCATCCAAGCCGCTCTCTGTTCCAGTCTTTCACCGTATGATCGCGATTAAAAAGGCGTATCGCGCTGGCCGACGTCAGGTATGTACACGGCGGGTGTGCAATCAGCATATCCCACTTCCCAACATCATGCGCCTGCCCGTCCATAGTGGTCACGTGCCCTCCCTCGAGAGCTTTCAGGGCATCACCAAGGATGTGCCATTCAGGTTTCCCGCCGGACGGCTCCTGAATATCGCAGGAATAGGCCTCATGCCCCAGCGCCCGGAACGCCTTGCACACGGTTTGCGATTCCTCGCAGGCTATCAGGACTTTCATTTTTCCCCCTTGCTTTCTGCCGGGGCTTTGAGCCATGCCAACCTGCATTCCTCGCATCCCGGCATATTCTCGCAGATATCTTTACGACCCTCGCAAATAAACGTTCCGGTGCTGAGTAACTTTGCCAGCTCCTCGTCCGTCATGTTCCGGATGCGGTCGGCGTTGGTCATCGGCTCATACCTATCTTTCAAGCCTTCATCGTGAATGCAGCCGTCACAAGCCGCCCATCCACCCGGGGCAATTCGGTACTTGCAGCTGGTGCATAGCTCATTTTTCATTTCCCATTTCCTTTCTGTTTTCCTTTATTCCCCCGCCGGCTTGAAACAGCCGTACATTTTCGCTTTGCTCACTGAAAATCCTCCATACTTGTCTGCCCCGGTAGCACATCGTACTCCATCCACCAGCGGAACACATCTTCTGCGGTAGTCCAATCTTCGGTAGCCCAAGCCGGTTCCTTGTTCCGCCGTCTGCGTTCCTCCAGCATCCTATCGAACGCACGCAGATAGAGATTTTTGTACTTCGGCCACCGGGTGAACTCGGTTTCCCGGCCTTTTCTGCCAGCCAGGGGGCATCCGATACACCCAACCCGGCATTGCCCCTCGGCGTATAGCGGGTTCATCGGGACTTTCGCATCTTCTAAGAAGCCGTACACATCCTTGTCTGTCCAGTCGATAATCGGGTTTACAACTCGTTTTGCTTTCAGGCGGCAGTTTTCAAAAAGCATTCGCTTTTCGTCATTGTCGTTGGCAAGAATGATATTTTTATCCTTGGTTGCGCCCAGTTTTTCGTAGATTCCACGGTTGTTTTTTCTGGATGCAGATTCAGCCCAGCGAACGCCGGTACAGATAAACCGTCCTGCCCCACCTCTTTCTTTCAGAACGGCGCAGCAGTACCGAACCAGCCGTGTTGGCGGCATAAGCTTTTGAGGGATTAAACTCCACATAGACACACGCTGGCCTTTGTAAGTCGGCATGTTTACGGTGCATTTGTAGCCCTTTTCCTCCAACCGTTTGAACTCACTTCTGACAAACCGCACCGTTTCTGGGGCATCAGCCGTGGTGTGGTTGTGCTGGAACTCGCAGGGGATGCCGGAGCGAACCGCAAGCTCGGTGATAACCCCGGAGTCTTTGCCGCCTGAAATGCAGATCACCAAAGGCTGCTGGTAGGCCGCCAAAGACATTTCAGAGGCGGCTTTCAGACGCTCGATTGCCATCTGCTCCAAGTCATTCATGCTCAAAAACAATCCCCTCTCTCACCAAATCCGGGTGTTCGTACCGGAAAAATTGGCGTTGTTTTTTGTGGCTTTTCCATAGTTTCATGATGTTTTTATTCCAGTTATCGATGAAATACGTTTCCCATGCCTTGCAGCCGTCCCCGTTGGTGGGGCAATCGTCCCGCGTGCAGTTTCTGCAAAATGGGCTCTCGGAATCGATGTACTGGCCGGGGCGTTCCTTTTCCCTGTCTACTTCGTTTTTCATACTCCACCGCCTTCCGGTAGCATTTCAAAGTCCATCTTCCCGGCCAGCTCAGCGATAAAGCTCTTTACCGCTCCGGGGAGCTTCTGGTAATCGTCCTCCCGCTTCTGGCACACTTGGAAGGATCTCTGGAAATTCGATGCAACCACGGACTGCACCGTTTCTGCGTCCATCAGCGCCCATTCCTTGAGCTGGGCGGGGCTTCCCACCGTCCGCTGTACCGCCGGTGGAAGCTTCCGGAACTCGTCATCCGCTCCGTATACGCTGTTTCTCAGTGCGCCCGCAACCAACCCCCAGGCCTCCATCTGCGTCATCTGCTGGGGCGACTGCATCCGATGGAGCATATCTTTCAGCTTCCCGATGGTTGGCATAAATCCGCCGGTGTCCGTGGCTATGTACGCTTTTGCAGCGGCGGCAACGGCCTCAAATGGCTCCTCGGAGAACATATCCGCCCAAAGATTGACTTTCACGTTTGCCGCCTCTTTGGACATTCCCCGGAAAGAATCGGGATAATTTGCCTGTAAAAGCGTGAGAATCTGGTACGCTTCCTGTTTATCCATTTCCAAATTCCTCCCTGTACATCTCCGCCAGACGGTCAACGCCGCTGGTATAGCCGCCCGGCTTCTGGTTTGCCGCAGGTCTAGCCGAATTCTGCTCCCTGGAGAGCCAGGAGTTGACAAAGCGCATGATCCCGGCTTTTGTTTTTCTGTTTTTGGGATTTGCCAAAAGCCAGCCACGCATACTCCGCAACTGCTGGGCTACATCCACGGCGGGATACAGACCGGACAACTCGGCAACCGTCTCCACGGAAATCTCAAAATCCGTTCCGTCAACCAGCGGAAGCACCGCCGCAGGCGGGGGGCTGCTCGGCAGCTCACCGCAAACCACCGAAGGTGGTATATAATTATCCTTTGCCTTTTCCTTTGTCTTTTCCTTTTCCTTTTCCTTTGTCTTGGTATCGTTCGTACACGGTTGTTCGCCATCGTATACGTCCGTATTCCATCGTTTGCGGATGTTATCGGAGTTTTTCTTACACCGGCTGTCGTATGTTGCCTTATCTCGGTCTATCTGTGCTTTCAAAGTTGGAAATACGAATCTTTCATTACCACGGAGTTGCGGTGCTTCGCCCGTCTTGCTGTAGATTAGGCAAGCCGTGAAAAGCCTCCCCCTCTCCGTGTCATTCAGTTCCTCCATACTGTCCAGATAACTGTGATAAGCGCAGAAATATTCAATCGCCATTATCTAATCCTCTTTAATGATGGAGTACCGCGCAAAGCACGTCCGCTCTCCGTACCGATTCTTCCCGGTGACGGTTTCGCTCTTGATGGGTACGCCTTGCGCTTTCAAATCCCAGATCCTTGCACCCAGCCGGTAACAGCCGTACTCGGTAACAGCCTCGGCCTGGGTGATACTTCCATAGTCCTGCAAATGCCGCAGGATACGCTCACACTGTGTCACGGCCTTACCTCCCGTATTTCAACCTGTATGTAATCCTCGTCGTGGAAATTGTGGGAAACGCTTTTCAGCCAGCGCCGGTTGTCGTCCTCGATGACACGGCCTTTCATGGCATCCACGATCATCTTTCCCATAATTGCGTGGTTGTCGATATCCAGCCGGTCATTCCAGTAGAACGTCACGGCTACGGGCAGCTTAAAGGGTGTTCTGCGAATGCCCTGGGCGTTCATAGCCGCCAATGTCAGCCAGTGCCATAACTCGGCGTCTTTCTTCCGCAATGCCCAGTGCTTCCCGGCGTAGTACGCATTCATGCCGTACTCCTTCGCCCACTTCTTCTTTTCCGCGCCGGTCTTCGGGTAGGCGATTCTGAAAACTTCTTTTGCCACGTTTTCGCTCCTTCCTTTGGAGTTGGCGGTTTCACCTCCCACCGCCAAGGGAAAATGCAAACTGTACTGTCAATCTTTTTAGGGAAAGATTGCTTTTCCCGGCCTAGAACGGCAATTGTTCGTCCTCTCCATCCAGCTCCGCGAAGTTCGCCGCAGGGGCGGGAGCCTGATACGCCGGTGCGCTGTATCCGTTGTCAGCCCCAGAGCTGGCCTGAGTGCCGCTTTCCTTGCTGCCGCAGAAATAGATGCTGTTTACTAGAATCTCCGCCGTGCGGCGCTTCTGGCCGTTCTTGTCGGTATACTGCCGGAATTGCAGTCTGCCCGTTACTATGGCCATCTGGCCTTTGCGGAAATACTTGGCGGCGTTCTCCCCGGCGGCTCCAAAGGCGGTGCAGTCTAGGAAATCCACTTCTTTCTCGCCGGTCTGCTGGTTCTTGAAATCCCGGTCAACCGCCAAGGTGAAGCTGGTAGCAGCCTTGCCGGAATTGGTTCTGCGAAGCTCCGGGTCTCGCACCATGCGTCCGGCAATGGTGATGGTGTTAAGCATTCTCCGGTACCTCCTGAGAAATCACCTCGCCGGTGGCCTGGTCAACGTCGATGTACTCAGTCATGTCCGGGATATCTGTCATGTCGGAGGAAATATCCGTCTTTGTGGTGCCGTCCTGAGCCATACCGCGCACAAAGTCGGATTTCAGCGGGGCGTATTTCAGCACCTTTTTCAGAACGGTTTTCTTTGCCATCTCGTCAAAATTGGTCTGCCACGGGCCATCCCCGAAGCTCTTAGAGAACTTTCTCGCGTGCTCGGTAACTTCCTCGATGCTCATAACCTGAAATCCGTAGCCGCCGTCCTTGGTCTTGAACATAGCGTAGTAGGCAATGGGCTTGCCACGGTTGCTCTTGGCGGGGACGTGCCGCAGCTTCGGGTCAAGGCCAAGGGCATACTCAAACTCGTCGTTTTCGTATACGGTGTGCGCCTGAATGATGGAAACCTCACCGGAACGGTAGGCCAGATCAATAAGCCCCTTATAGCCAAGCTGGAATTGGCACTCCATCTGGCCGTGATTGCGGAAGGGAATCAGGTAAGCCTGCCCAAGAGGGGTATTCGGCTCCAAGCCCAACTGTGCGGCGGTCATCATAGCGCCAAGGAAAGACTGGGGGGTGCATTCCTTGAGCTTCGGGTTGGCGCTCAGTGCCGACAGGGTAATGCGGCTGAACCGCTCCGGGGTCATCACGCTGGGCAGTGCCGCCTGAATGGCGGGCTTCATAACCTCAATGTAGTCCTGAATGCTGCTGGGTTTCTTGCTTTTTGCTACCGCCTGTGTGGAAGCGGCGGCGTTCTGAATCATGTTTGCCATTTTTTATTCTTCCTCCTCGATAACTTTCATTTCTTTCTGCTTGTAGCACATGTGCGCCGCGTAGCTGATGGACTGCATGAGGTCAAGCTCCCGCGCCCCGCGGATGCTGCTCCATGCGTGCATGATTTCTTCTCCGTTGAAAAGGACCGCGAACCGTACCTTTTTGGGGTATACGTCCAGTTTTACGGAGTATCCGATGGTTTCACAGCCCGAAACGGCTTCCGCCTCCACTTTTTGAGGGGGGGTAACTGCCTGCTTTTTCAGCAGGTCACCTTCCGATACGCCGAGGAGCACACACAGCCTGCGGAACGCATATTCCGGAATCTGCCCTTTATTGACTGCGTAGCTGAGATAGCTGGGGCAGCGCCCGATTTCCTCGGAGAGAACTGCCAACGTCTTTCCGGAATCATACACGGCTTCTCTTGTGGCGGAAGTGTCGATTTCTACCATATTTGTTTTTCCCATTATTGTTCATCCTTTTTGAACCGGAAAGTTCTGCTTTCCGAAGATTTGAAATAGTCCTGTGGGATTTCTCCGTGGTCTTTCTCCCACTTCTTTCTATCGAACGTGGAGCGCTTCTGTGTCTTCCATGTGACGCTGTAACTCCCGTATCCGCCCCGCTCGGCGGTTCCCATGGCCTCCATGATACGCGCCTGAGCGGTTGCTTTCTTTTCTTCCAGCACCTTGATCTGCTGGCTGCATTCGTCCATGATCGCCAGGTCAACGGCGCAGCCGGTCAAATCCATTTCGGTGTCCGGATCGCTGGCCGGGAACTCTGCGTTCAGGGCGTCAATGGTGGAATCCATGCCGTCAATGGCCGGGGGCGTTTCGCTCTGAATGTTCTCCCAGAAGCTTTCTTCCACCTCTTTCAGGGCTTCCAGCTCTGCCTCGTCTCGCTCGATGACGAACACCTTGAAGTCAATGCCCAGAACCAGAACCGCCAGATACCAGCGATCAAGGCCGGACACAAGAAGGTAATGGCAGCATTGCGCGTAGTAAGTAGCCGGGAACTCGCCGTTCTTGAATTTGCTCAAGTGGAGCGCGTTCGTGGTCTTGATCTCTAATCCTGCCCGTTCACCGATGACCAGCCGGTCGTAGTTGGCGTGGGCGTAGGGCATATCGTCCCGAAATACGGTGTAGTTCTCCCGGCGTACCTTTTTCCCGGTAGCTTCGGTGAACCGCTTTGCTACGTATTCCTCCAAGTCCGTGCCGAGGCGTACCGCCTCTTTCTGGGAAATATCCTCCGGGATGACCTTCCCGGTTTTCTCCGCCCACAGGGCATACGGTGACTTGTAGGGGTTCAGCCCAAGAATGGCGGCGGCATCCGAACCACCAATGGTGGTAGAGCGTAGCGCTGTCCATTCCTCTTTGCTCATGGTCGCGGTTGGAATTTTCCGTATCATTCCTCCACCTCCGCTTCCTCGTTGAACTCCGTCATGGAATCGATGCAATCTAGGCAGTAGAACTCATCATGCACCGGGATATATACCAGTTTGCTGTCTGTGATGGGACATCCGCACCTGGCACACTTCGGGAGTGCCGCTTCCAGAGAGTCAGCATCCGCCGCCAACTGTTCAGCCTGCCGCCACAGCTCCATGCTATCAAAAACGTCCATTGACTTTCCTTTCCCAGTTTGATATGATATACTGTAAGTGGTAGAGATTTTTTATATCGCTTGCCGTCCCCGGTGCTGGAACATCGGGGGCGGCTTTTTATTAAAGAACAACCACGACGTGCCCGCTCTGAATTTCGGATTCCAGTGCCTTTTCCAAGTATTTCTTTACCGTATTCCGGGCGGAAAGCTTCCACATGCCACCGTCTGCTTCAATGAAAGAAATGTTTCTTTCATTGATACGAATGAGAAATTGAGATTCCGGCTGCTCAACCTCCTGGAACGTGCGGTAAGGCCGTAGCTTGATAATGGGTCGGATGGACGCATTGGATTGAAGGTCGATGCCCTTCTTGGTGACAACGCTGGTAGCAATGCCATTGTCGTTGTACGTGACTTTGCTCCCAGTGGTGATATCGGATAGCAGTTTCAAGGCATACTCCGTATCCGCCGTGGGCTGGAATCTTGTGCGCAGAGCGATCAATGCCTCTTCAAACGGCAAGGATACCTTCTCATTCCAGCCGGGAACATCGGTCGCATTGGCAGTATACGGGTACTCGCGGTTGTTACGCAGCTCCGCAGATGGGTGTGTGAAGCACTTTACCGTTTTGTGATCGGGAATCGTGATATAAACGGTGCTGTACCTCTGTACCGCCTCCGTTTTTACAAACGCTACCATGGCGTCGAGGCTGGAAAGCTGGATATTATCTACAATTTCCAGATCAGGCTTCACCTCGGCATAGCTGCCTTCTGCGTCCGCAATAAAATCATGGCTTCCGGACGTGAACAGGTGCGGCGCACATAGTTCCTGAATTTTTTCGATTGCTTCTTTCAACATTGTTTTTTCCTCCTATCAGGCCATTTTGATTATTTTAAGAGACGCGGGGGCTTCCTGCTCTTCTCCGTCCATGGACATCTGCCCTGGAACCTGGGGCACCATTTCGACAACCTGACACTCCCCAGTGCTGTCATCCCCAGCAACCCAAAGGGTTGTTCTCGCGGGCGTAGTAGGCGCAAGTGCTGATTTTACCGCAACGCTGACACCGATGTTCTGCCGATCATCGTCCGGTGTAAACTCGATTGTGAGCGTCAGCTTTCGTTTCTGCGTCGGTTTGGTGTTGGGGTCAAGGATATTATCAATGACTTTCGCCATCTCCAAATCCACGCGCTCCTGAAACGCGCCCCTTGCCATCTGCAAAATTGATTTTTGGTCGTACATTAGAAATCCTCCTGTTTTTAAGATGTGTATCCATTTATCGCCCTCTGATGCACCGTCCGATACCGGCGCCCATCAGGATGGCGCACACCCACATTGCGGGAACTGCCGCCTTGTCTGCCAGCAAACCGGCCTGCTGCCACCAGAAAAGCACCAGATTCAGCCCCGCATAGGGGCAAACCCGGAAAACACATTCCCTGATACTGAACGGCTTCCGGTTCTCCGGCACCGGCTCCCACCGGGCATCCACGGGCTTGTTCCTGCTTGCCATATCCTCACCTCCTGTCGTGGTTTTTATGGACTACGTCGAAAAGCTCCGCGTTCTCATCGTCAAACGCCTTGCTTCCCTTCGATTCCATCAAAAGGGATTCCCGCAGATGCTCATTTTCCCGGCGCAACCGGCGATTCATCTCCGCCATGGTGCGAAGCTGGGTCGTTTCGTTGGGCGTCATTTGGCGTTCCCCTTGTAGGGGCGAACCTCACTCGGATGAAGTATTTGTA